TATTTAATTTTATAAATAATAATATTATGCAATTTCATTGATAATAATGAAATATATAAGCATATAATTTTATAAATAGTTAATTAAATGTAATATCAAAACTAATAATATATACATTATTATATTTATATAATTATAAAAATAATTATATAAATATTAATATTAATATAATAAATTGTAATATTTGTAGAAGTTATTAATTAACAAATTTAATAAAAAAATATTTAGTTTATTAATTTAATATTTTTTTATTAGATATTAAATTATTTTCTAATTATTATTTATATATGTCTAATTCTGATATAACTTTATTACATGATGTTCGTAATGTTTCAGTGAAAGATGGTATTAGAAAAGTTCATGAAGAATTTGTTATTCAAGGTGATAAAGGGTTAAAAATTAAATTTTATAATAAAGAAAATGATAATATTAATAAAATTGTTATCACTGGTAAAGGTGATGAATATAAAATGAAAACTTATAAAAATAAAGATCCAGGTAATGAAGAAACTTTAACAAAAACACAATTAATGGATGTATTGAAAAAAAATAAATTACTTTCTTTTGCTAAAGAACAAATGAAAGGTGGTGCAATTACTGAATTAAGTGGTGGAGCTAAAAAATATGGTTCTAAAAAAGTTAGTTCTAAAAAAGCTAGTTCTAAAAAAGCTAGTTCTAAAAAAGCTAGTTCTAAAAAATCTTATTCTAAAAAATAAATTTAATTAATTTTATATTTTTGTATATGATTATATATTTTTGTTAAAATATTACATTCTATCATGAATAGAATGATGTTAATTCTTAAAATCTTATAAAATTTTAAGAATTATTTATTAATAATATTAATTAAATAAATTAATCAATTGGATCAATTGATGGTTCTACTACTGAACTTGTAGAACCTCCTAAACCTCCTAAACCTCCTAAACCTCCTAATCCTCCCATTAATCCTGCCATTTTAGACATATCTGGTTTACCATCAGCACCCATCATTCCCATATTTTTCATCATTTCATTCATCTTTTCAGTATCAGGTGTTCCATCTGGTTTTGTTAATCCTAAATTTTTCATCATATCGCCCATTTTAGACATATCTGGCATTCCACCGCCAGCACCACCAGCACCTCCAATACCTTTCATAATATCATCCATATTCATACCTCCTAAATCTGGCATTCCTGCATTTCCTACATTAGCTTCATCATTTTCAGTAGCTCCATCGATTTCATCAGATCCACTAGGAGCTATTGATTTTATGATTTTTGTATATATACTTTCTAAATCTTTTTTTTTATCTTCATATTCTTGTTTTTCAGAACTTGAATTATCTAATAATTCTTGACATTCTTGAACTTTTGAATTTAATGTTTCTCTATCTGTTTCAGATAATTTATCTTTTAAATCTCCATTTAATGAATTTTTAACATGATAAACATAATTTTCTAATTCATTTTTAGCTTCAATTTTTTCTTTTAATCTTTCATCATGTTCTCTATATTTCTCAGCTTCTTCAACCATTCTTTGAATTTCTTCTGGTGTTAATCTTCCCTTATCATTTGTAATTGTAATATTATTACTTTTACCACTAGATTTCTCACATGCTGAAACATTTAAAATTCCATTGGCATCAATATCAAAACTAACTTCAATCTGTGGTTCTCCTCTTCTCATTGCTGGAATTCCATCTAATTGAAATTTACCTAATAATGTATTATCTTTAGTGAAATGTCTTTCACCTTCAAAAATTTGAATCGATACACCTGGTTGATTATCTGCATAAGTTGAAAATGTTTGAGATTTTTTAACTGGAATATTTGTATTTCTATTAATTAATTTAGTCATAACACCTCCAGCTGTTTCTAAACCTAAACTTAATGGACAAACATCAATTAATAATAATTCATTTAATTTATCATCTTGAATACCACTTAATAATGCTGCTTGAACCGCTGCGCCATATGCTACAGCTTCATCTGGATTAATTCCTTTACATAATTCTTTACCATTGAAAAAATCTGTTAATAATTGTTGAATTTTTGGTATTCTTGTACTTCCGCCAACTAGAACAATCTCATGAATATCACTTTTACCTAATTTAGAATCTCTTAATACATTCTCAACTGGAACCATTGTTTTTCTAAAAATATCATCACATAAATTCTCAAATTTAGCTCTGGTAATTGATGAAATAAAATCAATGCCTTCATATAATGAATCAATTTCTAAATTTCCAACTGATGCAGATGATAATGTTCTTTTGATTTTCTCACATTCTGTTCTTAATCTTCTAACAGCTCTCTTATTCTCTCTTAAATCTTTTTTATTTTTTTTATTAAATTCTTCTATGAAATATTCTACCAATCTAGTATCTAAATCTTCACCTCCTAAATTAGTATCTCCACCAGTTGCTTTAACTTCAAAAACAGAATCATCGATTGTAATAACAGAAACATCAAATGTTCCTCCACCAAAATCAAATACTAAAATATTTCTTTCTTCTGTTTTCTTATCTAAACCATATGCTAATGCGGCAGCAGTTGGTTCATTAATAATTCTTAAAACATTTAAACCTGCAATAGTTCCTGCATCTTTTGTTGCTTGTCTTTGTGAATCATTAAAATAAGCTGGGCATGTAATAACTGCATCTGTAACTGGTTGACCTAAATATGCTTCGGCAATTTCTTTCATTTTAACTAAAATCATTGATGAAATTTCTTCTGGAGAGAAAACTTTATCTTCATCCAAATAATTAACACTAACATATGGTTTATTTTCTTTTGATACAATCTTATATGATAGATGTTTAGCTAAATTTTGAATTTTACTATCATCAAAATTGTGCCCAATTAATCTCTTAACATCATAGACAGTATTTGATGAATTACTTGAAACCATTGATTTAGCTGGTTCACCAATTAAACGTTCTTCTTTAGTAAATGAAACATATGATGGCATTGTTCTATTGCCTTGATCATTTGCTATAATTTCTACAGTTCCATTTTGAAAAACACCTACACAACTGTAGGTTGTTCCTAGATCAATTCCAATTGGTATGTTTTTTGTGGTTGCCATATATAATATATATAAATTACAAATATTTAAATCATTTAATTAAAAAATTGAAATAATATTATTATATAATTTGAATAATATATAATTATTATCAAATGGCATCATTACCTAAATTACAAAAAAATATTAAATCAATTGTTGATTTAGATGATTTTCCAGCATTAACATCATTTTTGGTTCCTACTAAAAATGATAATAAATGTTGGGATGGTAAAAATAAAAAAATTTTATCTGAAGAAATTATCAATAAATCACAACCACAAGAACAAATTAAAAAAAAAGTACCAAAATTAGTTCAAAAAAACAAAATTATAAAATATGATGATGACAACTATGATGATAATGAAAATATTGATGACTATTTTGATTATTAAAATATTGATAATAATATTGCTTATATTATTATTTAAAAAAAATTGATATTTAAAGATGATATTATTTAATTATAATTATATATATAAAATGTCAAATATGAATCTAACAACTTCAGCTAATTCTAAATCGACTTCTTTTTTAGCAACGAAAGTTGCAAATATTCATTTGTCAAAAGATGATGAATGGGATATACCAACCATATTATCAGTTAATTCTGATCAAAATTCTATTTTAGCAACTTCAACTAGTTCTAACTCGACTTCTTTTTTAGCAACGAAAGTTGCAAATATTTCTTCGTTAGAAGATGATGAATGGGATCTACCAACCACAATATCAGTTAGTTCTGATCAAAATTCTATTTTAGCAACAACATCTGCTAATGTCCATTCATCAGAAAATGATGAATGGGATTTACCAATAGAAACGACTCCTATTACAAGTACAACTCTTCAAACATCTAAGAGTTCAAAAAATTCAAAAAGTTCTCAAATTTCCAAAACTCCAAAAACTATTACAAAAATAGTATCAATAAAAAAAGATGAAGATGACGATTGGCATACTCCATATATTCCTCCTACAGAAGAAAGTTGGGAAGATGTTGATGTTTCATTGCATCTACAAAATAATTTACCAGCAAGTTCTAATACTGTTGATGATTGGCATGAATCTGTTTTAGAAAAAACAGACACGATTGAGTCTACGGATATTAAATTACAAGATAGTGCGATTACAACATCTTTTGATAGAATGGGACTCAAAGAAGAAATCCTACGAGCAATATATGAGGAGGGTTATGAAAATCCAAGCCATGTTCAACAAATTGCTCTAGCGCCATTAGTAAATAATCCATTTACAGATGTTGTTGCATGTGCTCAAGCTGGTTCAGGAAAAACATTATTATATGTTGTTGGAGCATTGCAAGCAATTGAACCATCAATAAAAGAATTACAAGCTATTATTATAATTCCGAATAAGGAATTAGGATTACAGATTTTTGAATATTTTTGTAAAATTGCAAAATATTTAAATGTCTCTATTGCTTTTCATCGTGGAACAGGACAAAATATTAAACCAATGGACTCCGAAACACGAATAACTAATAGTTCAACATCGTATTTTAAATATGGAAATGCAAGAGATGGTAAAGAACAAGTTGTTGTTTCTACGCCAGGAAGACTATTAGATATTTTGACAAATCAAAATGGTATTTTAGTCAAAAAAGAAATTTGGGCAATTAAAAGTGGTGTTCTTGGCAAAAGAGAGAACAGTGATAAAATAAAAATTGATCGATTAAACACAAACTTTGTAAGTTTTATTGGCATGGATGAAGCAGATGATATGTTATCATATCAAAAGAAATCTTCTTCTAGAGAAATAATAGAAAAAATTTTTATGAATATTGCAACTGCTCAAGTTGCTAGAAAGATGGGTGTAACAGCAACATGTAGTCAAGAATTTTTAGATTTTTGTGATAGTTATTTTGATGCCAATCATCTTTTACAATTTATTATTCCAAAAGAAGAATTATCGGTAAAATCTTTAGCACAATATTTTATCCAATTACCAAGTGAAGAAAAGAAGATTGGTTGTCTTAATCTTCTTTTTTCAAAACTATTATACGGACAAGCATTTATTTTTACAAATCAAATTGAAAAAGCAATATACATATATGAGAAATTATCAGAAGAAAATTTTCCAATAGCATGTGTTCATGGACGAATGACACAAGCTGATCGTGATAATATTGTTAAAGATTTTAAAAAGGGTAAATATAGAATTGTAGTTTCAACAGATTTATTAGGTAGAGGAATTGATATTGCATCAATTTCTCTAGTAATAAATTATGACCTACCATTAAAAATTGATAATTATATTCATCGTGTTGGTCGTGCTGGTAGATTTGGAAAGAAAGGCATGGCTCTAAATTTAATTTTAAATGATCAACGCTCACGAATGGAAGAGATAAAATTACGTTTTCAAATTGAAAATTTAGTGGAATCTCCATCAATTGATGTTCTGAATAGATCATAAAATTATTATATATTATTTATAATATAAATTTATTTATATATTTTATAAAATATATAAATAAAAATATCAAGTTATTATATAATGGAATTATATAGAGAAATAGATATTCAAGCAATAACAGATAAATTAGATCAAATAATTGATGAAGCAGATGATATTAGAAAAAGAACTTTAGAACCTACAATAGATGAATGTTTTCAAATTCAAGAAATTATTCGTGATTTTATTAGAAATAAAAAAAGAATTATATATGGTGGTACTGCATATAATGAATTAATTAAAAATAAAAATAAAAACGATGGCGTTTATTCATCTAAAGACTGTAAAGATATCGAATTTTATACTCCGAAACCTATTGAAGATATTATGGAATTAGCTAATATTTTACACAATAAAAAATTTAAATATGTTCAAGCTAGACAAGCAAATCATGCAGAAACTTATACAATTTTTGTTAATTTTGAACAAATTTGCGATATGTCATATATGCCTTCAAATGTATTTTTAAATATGCCTGCAATTACAATCGATGGTTTATTATATTCTCATCCTATGTGGATATTAGTTGATATATTAAGACAATATAATGATCCAATAACCTCATATTGGAGATTGAAAGATAAAACATTTTTTCGAGCTAATATATTATTAAAATATTATCCATTAGAACTTGATAAAAATAAATATAAATTAAATAAAGAGATGATTGATATTAAAACTAAAATATTTGAGGAAATATATAAGTTAAATACATTAATTTTTATTGGTTCTGTTGCAGAAGAATATTATTTATCTAGATCTTCTGATATAAATAAATATAAATTAGAATGTTTCTCTGTAAATTTTGATAATGATATAAAAATAATAAATAAAATTATAGAAAAAA